CTTTAGGATTAACACCTTTCTTTTCTAGGGTTTCTTTGACGATTCGCTCACGCTGCCCCTTGGTTAAAGTCTCAAGTTGCTCAGTAAGTTCTTTGATACGTTTTTCGTCTGCACGCTTGGCTTTGCGTAACTTCTTTAACAAGTCACTTCCGTCCATTGGTGCTTCTGTTTCTGTATCTAGGTCGTCGTCTTCGTCATCCCAGTAGTTGTTGCTCATAGCAACGCCACCCTTCTATTCGTTGTAGTCGCAAGCCTCAGTATCTAGTCGGGGAACTAGGCTGGCTCTTGCTATCGGTCTATTACTCTGACGGGGCCGATGGGTCCGTTCAGGATTCTATTTAGAACATGCCTTGCGCTCTGCTTTGTGAAGCAAGCCTTCCGCTTCTAGCAGCAAATCTGCCGCTTTCCAATTCGCCAATCTTTTCAATCTTTTGCTGTGCTTGAACGTTATCTTCAAAAACAGAAGAGATTGCTTCTTGTTGGGTAAAGTCAATTCCGCTAATCTGGCCTAGTGTTTGTCCGCGCTCTAAGCGCTTAACTGTGCCAAATCCAGTAAGTGACTTATTGTAGTCAAATCCTCTAGCAGCAATATCGGCTGCTGTCTCCATGCCAATGTTTACGCCCTGTGATTTAGCAGCAGAGAATGTGCTAATATTGGCAATCTTCTTGTCCAGTGCTTTAGCACCCTCTGCGCCAGTAAGAAGAGCCTTAGCAATATCTGTACGGCTTACGCCAAGATTCATAATAGACTGCAAGTCGCTCTTAAGTGCTGCTGGAGCATTGTCAATTGAGTAGAAAGTATCGTTGATTAGATTGGTAACTTCAAGTACTGACTTACCTAATCCAAGTACGTTTCCTAAGAAATCCTGTGTGGCAATATCGGCCATGCCAGCCTGGCGCAGTACATCACCCATTGCAGATTCTGACTTAAAGTATTCTGCAATAGTTGGAACTTCAATCGCTTCTCCTTTGGCAAGTCTATCCTGTAGGGCATAGATGCCTTTGAAGCGGTCAGTAAAAGTCTTAAGTTCTGGGTTATTGCGTACATCCTGCAAAGAAAGATTTAATGACTCGTCAATCGTAGAACCACTATTATAGAACTTTGACACAGAAGCATAGAGTGCATTAACCCATGACTTTTTTACTTCTTCTGCGCCAAAGAATAGCGCTAAAGTTGCACGGAATGTTTCAAATGCAAGAGTTCTAGTGTCTGCTGGTTTAGGAGTCAATGTGGTTATTGGATTAGTTGATGACCAATCTGGCCCGCCCATTGATTTTGAAATTGCACCAGCGGCTTTTCCTGCTTCTTCTACAGCAAGTCGATTTGCTTCTGCCTCTGCTATAGTTTTATTTACATCAGAAACAAGGCTTGGGATTCCTTGCAAATCTTTAATAATTTGAGCAGAAGGAGATACTTGAGATTCTGTTTTGTATGATGCTGGTGCACCACCAATGGTGACAGTTGGCACGAGCGTGCCAGCGGGGGCTTTTCCAGCAGCAGCGTTTAGTAACGCTTGCTGAGCAGCATAAGCATCCTTGGCAATTGCAATGTTTTCTGGAGTTTTATTTTTTGCAGCATTTTGAAGAGCCCAATTAACTGCAGCCTGAGATATTCCTTTGGCTTTTGACGCTTCTTCGGCTTCTCTAAAACTTGCCATTATACTCCGAATCCGAAGGCTCTTGCAAGCCCTACTGCAGCATCACGTGCATTCTCGTTTGCTTCTTGTGTAAGTTGGTACTTAGGGTCATTCTTTGCCTTGAGTAGCAAATCGTAACGTGACGGTGGTTGACCCTTACCATCTGGTCCAGCATAGTTCATATAAGATGAAACAATTGGGTTATCAATTGAGATGTCAGCCTCTTCCATTTCCCATGTCTTTGCTAGCAACTTAATGATTGGTGCAGCAATATCATAGGTAGTAAGTTCTGGGTCTGCATCAAAGCGGTCCTTGAATTGTGGATATTCTTTCTTTGCAACTTGCTGCAATTCCACACGGTAGGCATCAATAGTCTTTTTGCCTCTTGCAATGTCCTTTGCTGCTGCGCGGATATCCGCCTCGGTAACACCAATTAAATCAAAAGACTTTACTAGTCCACGTACTTCTGCTAGCGCAGCAAGTGACTTGGCACCAAGAGACTTCTCGTCCTTAAAGTTAATCTTCTGCCAGATAAAGTCTCTAGCAAACTCTGCTGGGTCAAAGAATGATGGAAACTCTTGTTTCTTTGTAGTTTCCGCAACCTGGGTTGCTGCTTCCTCTGTGGCACCCTTTGTAGTCTTGGAAGAAGTTGTGGTTACAACCTTTTCAATTTGAGCATCTTGTGCTTTCTTAAACAAGTCCATAAACTTCTTGATATCATCAGAAGTAAGTTGGCCCATGAAATTGGCTTCATCCATTACTTTCTGGAGAAGTTCTTTTGCTGCTTGGTAAGTTAGGCGTGTTACTTTTGTATCAATAGATGTACCAACTCTGGCAGAATTTTCTGGCTTATTGTCGGCAGTAACACCGCTAAGGCCATATTTTTCCAGAATGGCTTTTATTTGAGCATCTTGATTAGGCGTTTCAGATGGTGTTACCGTCTCGTTACCCATATTAGTTAACCGCCTTTAGTGAGTCATTATCGAAATATCGTATAACTATTGTTTTCAAGTTTCCATCCCATTGAGATGCATTTAGAGAAACCCATTCATTATAGGCATCCATAAGTTTAGCCTTACGTGGGTCGTAGTCTGGTAGAGCCTGGTATATCGTAGTAAATACTGTGCGAGCATCTAGGAACGCTTTAGCGTCTTTCCAGAACTGACTTGAGCCATTCTTTGCCATGAAGTTCTTGTCGTTGGTAATCTCAGACAATGCACGTGCGTACTTGTAGGAAGAGTCACCGCTAGCAGAGAGCATGAACTCGTCATACCAAGCCTGGCTTTCCTGCTTAAGTGGGCCTTGTACAATCTTATCGAGGACTGCCTTTAGTTCTGGATGACCACGAAGAGTCTGTCCATCTGTAATTTTAGCCTCAAGTGCCTCGCGGATAGCGCTATACTTGTTCCAAGTACGCTGCTTAAGACGTTCAACTTCAATTTCCTGTGGTGTCATTCTTAGTTCGTTGACACGCTTGCTAGTTCCAGGGATTACCAACTTAGGGTTGGCTAGAATCTTTAGGATATTAGCAGATTGTTCCGCAGGGTTTCGGTCTAGGTCAGCAGCAAGAAGACCAATAAGCCCGATTTCTCCTGGCTCAATGTTAGCAAGTTTGCCAACAAGTTCCTGATTGTCTTCGAATATGCGCTGATATGCCTCATATGTTGAAGGAATGTTGAGGTTCTTTGATGAACCAGTAAATGATAGTCTGTCTACCATGAACTTTGGTCCAAGCAAGGCTAGCATTTCTTCACCAGCAGCATCGCGTGCTGCCTGATTAGATAATCCCTGAGCCTTGTACTTCTCTTGCAACTTGTAGTAAAGGTTTGATGTCAATCCCATAGGGTTTGTGTCGACCTTGTATGGAATACCAGCAAACGGTGAAGACCATGATGAGAAGAACTTAGAGAGCCATAGAGCCTTTACTTCTTCTCTAATCTGTGCATCTGTAGGCATACCTTTGGTAATGCCCATTTCATTGAGCATTGCGTGGTAGTTATATACAGACTTCCATGAACTTAGATAGTCCTGCTTACCTTCTGGGCCAACTACTGCATTATATAGTGCATTAGCGTAAGGTGGGACGAATGCCATGCCAACTGATGTTGGTGCACCGTATGGATATAAAACCTTGTACCAGTTAACTCCACCAACTGTCAGGAAGTCTTCGACTTGACCCTCAGTTACTGGATACCTTTCCATGATTTTACCCATAGAGATTGAGGTAATAAAGGATGGGCTAGGACGGTTAAGCAAGAAGCCTAGAGACTGCGCACTGAGTGCAATTCCCTCTCCGCGTGGTCCAAGTCCTAAATCCGCACTACCTGGGATTACAAGGTGTGTAATCTTGTTGATGTCATCGGTAGGATTACCGTTTTCATCTACACCAAATGACTGAAAAGCGCGTCCATAGTTGTACATGAATCCTGCTGCACGTACTGGGTTCTTTGCTGCGAGTCTACCATAGCGCATAAATGCATTGGCGTTAGCAGCAGGGAATGCTGTAATAAGTCGCAATGAGTTAATGAAACGATTAGGGTTATTAATCGTGTAAAGAGTCTTTTCGATGTCTTCTAGCGCTTCACGTCCAGCAGCCTGGCGAAGTGCATTGAAACGAGAGGTTGTCATTTGGACACCCTGCTCCTGTAGATAGGCAGCCCTACGTGCTACATTATTGATAGCAACCTTATCAAAGGCGGCATAACGAATAGGGTTTTCAACAGAAGCAAGCGCTCTAAATACTCTTGCCATAAATTCATTTGTACCACGTACAAATTTTGCTGACTCAGTTAGACCAAATGCAGAACCAGTATAGTTGTGGTTTGCTGGCGTAATATCATATAGTTCGTCAATGTATGGCGCTAAGAAACCCTGTAGTTGCTGTGAGTTAACTTCACCTTTTAAGATGGCTGCACGCGCCTCATATGAGGGAAACGTGCGCTGCACTAAAGCAACCTTGTCTGCAATATAAGACTGTGCATCTTTTATATCGTATACGTCAAATTGACGTAGATATGCTGCGCCAGTATCTGTCTTAGCCCAACGCATTAACTCATCAATTGGAGTTTCTGCAAAGATAAGGTTCATAAGTTCATCGCCACGATATTGACGATTAGCAAGATATGCTAGTTCCTCAAAGTACAGTGGGTCAGATACGCTAATCTTGCTGAGTGGAACTTTGCGCTGTAGTGCTGACTTACGTAGACCAATTGACAGTTCACCAAGATAGTTAATATCAGATGTTCTAGCGTTTTGTACTTCTCCGCGAACTGCAGCAGTAAAGTAATTTCCACCAGCAATTGGGTCTTCAATGAATGAGTCAATTTCTACATAGTCGTTTCCAACTACTCGTCCATGAACAGCCTTTGAGTAGTAGCGCTTTTTAAACTCTGCACTCTTACCATGAACATCAGCCTGCTTCTTAATGGCATCGCCTAGTTCAGAAAGTAGATTATCTACAGTCTCGTATGCTTTACCTACAGCATTGTCCGCTTCGATAATAACCTTCTTGTTGGTTGCTAGTTTAGCAATAACATTTTTGTAGTTTGCAATTGCAGCCTTAGCATCAGCAATATCTGCTGGGTTAACCTTGGAGCCGCCTTTTGCTTCTAGGAACTTTACGCGACGCTCTAATGTAACTATACTAGGAATTGCTGCAGTTGTACCATGTTGCACTGCTGCTGCACGTAGGTCTAGTTCTAGTTTATCGAGTAGTTTAGATGCTGCATCTGCTTCTTTTTTAGCAAGAGCCAAATGCTGTGCCTTGGTTGCTGGAGAGCCGTTTGCAATCAAATCTTCTAATGTTGCTTCTGCAAGATTTTTTATATCTACTGCTGTTTGGTAACTCTTGGCCTTAGCGGTTACAGCCTTATTAACAGCCTTAAACTCTGAACGGTTTGCTAGACCAACACCGACGCTTCGTGTCCAGTTACGGACATTCTTGATTGAGTATCCGTATGAACGAAGAGCATCTTTCCATAAGAAGTCTAGACCATAAGCAATACCCGTGCTGATTGCTGGTTCAAAGATAGACTGCTTTAGTGCGTATGCAGGACGTGCAAGAACGTCGAATGTCCACACACGGTTGAGGTTTCTTAAAGTTTCTTGTCCAAGGTTTTGCGCTGCATCAACATTTCCCTTTACGCGTCCAAGATTGTCACGCTTAATCTGGGTTTCAATAGCATCCCAAGGAGTGAAGCGGTATGTTTCTGCAAGTTGACGAACTGTCTGTGGGTCAACAAGAATTGTTGTTCCATCGTGTGCAATACCGAATCCATTTTGCTGAACGCTCTGGATTCCTCGGCTTACGTTCTGCTGGAAACTGCTTACAATTTCAGTAAGTTCTTCTTGGGTGCGAATACCTGTGTTGTATACGAAGATACGTCCAACTTGGGTGTCGATAGACTTAAGTGCTTCCAACTGCTTAGCAGGTCCTTGACCAAGTGTAGACATATACTCTGTCTCAAATGCTGCACGAATATCGGCAACCTTCTTAAACTGTCCAGGGGCTACTTCAATTGACTTGGAGCCATCACGGAATAGTTCGATGTTGTCAAGAAAACCATTAAGTTCAGTACGTGCCTGTAGAGGGCGCATACCTGAGAAAGATACATAACCAGTAGGTAGCGACTCTGTGCCGCGCCCTACAAGGCGTACAAGGCGCATAGCAAGGCCGCTAGCCTTAGACCCTAGAGTTAATTCTGCCCAGTTAGCAGCACCTGCTGATTCTGGAGCGTTAGCAAATCTTGAACGGACCTGCTCTTTTGCAGCGCGAACTGTTTGACCTGCTTTGATAACAAGGTTAGCACCAGCAACTGGCTCAATAGGCATGTAAGCCTTGCCACCAGGAGTGAGATTATAGTTCTCGTCAAAGAACGCATCCTTGAGTTTCTTAAACTGTGGGTCAGCGTTAATTGCATCATCAAATGCTTTTTGAAGACGTGGAACTGCAGCGCCTTCTGGAATGTAAACCTGACCAGTTTGAATAAACTTGTTTGCCAGTTGAGACTGCACATCTCCTGCAATAAATAATTTGTGACTCTCTGTTGATGCAAGGCGCTCTAGTGCTGCAATGTTTCCTTTGTCTGCAAGGATAATATCCTTTACAACATCAGCGTCGGTTGTTTCGTGGATAAGCGGAATCAACTTTTCATTGGTACTATAGCGAGTTACCAAGTCGGTAATAGTTCCCCAGTCTTTCGACTCAGCCATAGTAACCATGTGGGAACCTGATACAGTTTGTCGTCCCTGGGCACCGTTAGTCTTGGCAAATGTTACGCCTTCTGATGCCTCGTTAGCAAAATCATCTACTGCCTTGTTCTTAGTGTAAAGTCCTGCTGGTTTTGCTACGGCTTTTACGCCAACGCCAGTAAGTTTACCAGCCATGCCAAGTACTTTGTTACCTACAAAGAAGTCACCAATACCAGTGTACCAGCGACCAACTGCGTTGTCAACATAATTCTGACGGATGCTCTCATCATTCCAGAGGTCAACCTTCTTGGGGTCGATACCGCCAGTAGCAAGAATAATTTCAGATAAACCAGCAATTGGTGTTAAGTCAGACTTAGTAAGAGCCTGGAATGTTGATACTTTAGCGCTACGATTGTATGCTGCCTTGATATCGCTGAACTGAAAGCCTTCTTCAAACTGACCTTTTCTGTAAAGAGGTGAGGCTACGTCAGTAAGCAAACCAATGGTTGCTATAGGTCGTGTGATGTAAGGAGAAATTACATTGTTGTTAAGTTTAACTGCTGCGCCAAGTAAAAGGTCTGCTGCGCTTTTAGTTGCTGCCTTAGTAGCCTTTGTGACTGGGGTAGAGTCTAGCGCATCAAGGGCGCTCTTTACACTATCCTGCAGTGCCTTTTCTTTTTCAAGTTCTTCGTCGCTGAGGTAGGCTCCACCACCTGTGACTCTTTTGCCAAATACTGGTAGACCAGAGATAGCGCTAGTGAATGAATTCCACAAAGACATTGCTACCTCCTAGAAACTTTGTTTGATATAATTTTTTTCTGTCCCGCCTTTTACGTCTTCACCAGTAAGGCCAAGAATGAAAGCATCGCGTTCTTCTGGTGACTTCCAAGGCATCATTGCAAGTTCTAGAGCGATTGCAGCGTTTTGATAACCAAGTGAGTTTGCAAACTTATCGATGTTATCAAAGACACTTCCTGGCATGAATAAAACATCATCCATTACTGCTCCATTAAGTAGTTTACAAAACGCTTGAATGAATCTGGAGCGTTCTTTGAGCGTGCAGCAAATGCCAAGTCAGGAAGATAGTTTTTCACAATTTCTTGATTTTCATCTGGACGAGTGTTGTTGCCAAAACCTTTTGGAAGTGCTTCCATACCTGGCCCTGGGCCAAAGTCTACACCAGCAGTAATTGGTTCTGATGGGTTAGTAGTTGGGTCTAAAAGTGTGCCAAGTTGTGGCATGTTGATTCCCTCATAGGGAGCCTGTGAAGTTGTCACGCCTGCCGCCTTTGCTGATGCAACTGCTTCGTTGCCCTGAACTCTAGATTGGTTTAACTGTTGATTCTGCCCATAGGCAAAGCCAGTATAGTTACCGCTTTGTCCCGCTCCGCCAGTACCTGAAACATTTGCTGGATTGTACTGTGGTCCGCCATTAGCGCCACCGCTTCCTTTTCCACCCATGTTTACTCCTATGCGAATTGTCTAAATATATGAATTGGTTCAGAGCACATATTGTCGTATTGGATTGCGATAGCAATTGCTTTACGTATCATATTCTCTGCTTGGTTAATAGTCTTTATTTTTTCCACACCCAACGCTGCCAACGCGCCGAGGGCAACATCGCCACCACTACCCATAACATATACATTACGAATATCGGTATCCCAAGAGTAGTCTTCAGAGACCGAGAAGACTTGTCCTTTGACCGAGACAAGGAATCCTCCATCAATCTGTGCAACATCGCCGTCCTCTTTCATGTCAATACCTGCATCCACAAAATGCTTACGCATTTGCGGTATGAACTTTGTAGTCATGTAGGTATTTAAATCTTCTTTAACTGTTGGCTTAGGTTGAACATAGCCATAGTGCAGTATGTTGCTAGCGCGGGATGAACCGCACCCTGCAATTAATACACCGTTGTTATCTACAATCTTAGGCGTTTTAGCAATCTGAAAGCGACCATGCTCATCACTGAGTCTTGAGTCACATCCTAATACCGACCAACCGTCACCTTGTATCGCTACTAGCGTTGTCATTGCTATCCCCTAGTTGTAACCCGTCCCGTTGCCTTACCGCTTCCACTAAGTGTGGACAAAATTGTTTGAATGTCTGGTGCCTGTGGTGCTGGTACTAAACCAGATTCCATTGGAGAGCCTCCCACTGGAGCCGCGCCTGGAACAGGGGACGGCTGCTCAACAGGAGAAGTTGCAGCCCCAGCAGGAGGAACTGGTTGCTGTGGAGCAAATACTCCTGCAATAGCGTCTTCGAGTGCTTGACCCTTTTGACGCGCAGAAATTACTCCTGCAATCTTGGTGATGATGGATTCAGGGTCTCCTCCTGATGTAGCCATCGCTGGAATAGCCTGAGCCATTGCAGTAATGCCGCTCAATAGTGATGAGCGCATGTTTTCAATTTCAATCTTTTCAAGTTCTTGTGTGACGTTTACTGTGAATGGAAGTTCACGCATCGCCATATCCTTGGAGATAAGTCCTCCACCAAGAGCCTGTAGCATGAAGATAAGTCCCTGTGCTGGGTTAAGACCAGCAAGCATACCATAGCGAACATCTGCAGAGTAGTCACCCTTGATGTCCTTAGATGGCTTATAGGTAATCTCGTATGGGCTACCAGAGTCAACACCACGAATGGTCTTTTCTTCTGGGAACATCTTCTCATCTACTTCAAAGCAGAGAGATACTACATCGCGTAGAGCAGAAGCAAAGATTGCCTGTGCTGACTTGACTTGGGTATCAAATGCACCCATGAGAGCCTGTACGCCTTGACCAGTAACGATGCTTGCATCAATGTTACCAGAACGTCCTTCTGGATAACGAGTACCTGAGCGAAGTTCCTGGTTAAGTAGTTGTGATTCTGTAAATGCGCCCTGTGGAATGTTTAATTCGACACGACGAACGCCCGCTGGGTTGGCGGTACGGATAACCGCGTCGCCACCCAACTGGAGTTCTTGTACGTCTTGTGGTAATACGATTGGTGCTTGAACACTCTTTTCCGCTGCTTCCATTGCCAATAAAGCGAAACGGTTGCGGAGAAGTTGAATACCTAATACGTCGTCGAATTGTCCACGCATCTCGCCATCAATAGACGGCTTACGCGCCACGACAACCATCATCTTGCCCATTGGATTCAATGCGCTAGATAAAACTAGATTGCCCTTCTTAGGAAGGTAAATTACAGATTGGTCCTTGTCGTAGTAACGAACCATCTCGACCTTAGCATGTAGGTCTTGCTGATAGCCGTCACGACCAAGGATTCGTGTTTCGTACTCTGGGAACTGTGCGACCAGTTCTCCTAGAGTCATCATGTAACGCTTGGCAAATGCCACACAGCGTCCGTAGCGGTCAAACTCTGGGTAAGCCCCAATAGGATTTTCTACGCGGATACGCGGCAACTTGCTTTCTTCGTCCAATTCAACCATGAAAGGAACGAAACCATAGGTTAGGTACCAGTCTGCGCCTGAGTACATCTGTACTGATAGGTCAGAGTGAGAGAAGTAATTGGCTGCAATACGGGTACGCTTATCAGCAAAGTTACGTGCCTTGTCGCTAACAGAGTTAGCAGCAGAGCAGTTGATTGCTGGAAGTGGTGCCATAACCTCTGAGAGGTCACGTGCTACCACGTCAATAAAGTTGGCTACTACGTTGGCATCTACACCCTCTGGGAAGAATTCTGGGTATACAGATGCAATCTCGCCCTTACGGACTGCAAGTACGCTAAGGTTACGAGCATCACGTTCATGATTACGATAGCGCAACGCTTCGACGCGTGCTGCTACCTGTTCAATTGATAATGCCATTAGTTTCCTATCCGTATACTTGCGACCACTGGTCGGCAAATGCTTCATCTAAGTTTACTGCTTGTCTGCGGGAGACTTGAGCCTGTGTTGCCCATCTATTCTGCATCCACTTAGATGCATTGCTACTTTGTTGCATTAACTCGCGGAAGCGAATGACAGCAAACCATAGAGCCATAACGCAGTCTGTAGGGTTTCTGGTGTCTGGCTTCCAGGTGATAAGTTCCTGAACCAGAGTCTTGAGACCTTCTGAGCCTTCGTTACTTGGTAGTTCGATAAGGTTGTTATCTTGGAATCGCCCATCGCGGGTATTACCAAAGAGGGTAGACATCGATGCCACACCGAATGAGGTGTCCCACTTGTTCTTGCCCGTGAAGTGTGAGTTCAACTGGCAACCGTAGGATGCTAAGAAGTTTCTTAGGTTATCGTCCAGGGCGTAAGCCTTCTGGTGGGCGTTGATTTCAATACGTAATTCTTGTGGGCGGTACTTCTCAACCCATTCTTCAATCAGAGCCTCAATCTTGGCAGGGCTTGGGTCAGTCATATTCACGCAGTCTAGTATGTAGATGCGCCCATCTGCTCTGTTGTAAGTAGCAACGACGGCTCCTGTAGCACCTGCCATAGCAGGGTCAAGACCGATGATGGTATAACCTTCAACATGCTGGGGATGACCTGGGGTACCAGCCTTTAGCGGTCCACGCTTTCGCATTCCGTTGACGGAGCCTGCGATACAGGTTGGAGAGAAGATTGAATCTTCCTGCACGTCTTCTTGCTGGTAGACCATAGCCCATACTGACGGAGCGACCTCAGAGCGACGCTTAAAGAGAGAAGGTCCGTCCCACTTGGGATAAAGTCCATTTTCCAAAACCTCATCTAAATCATTTTCTTGCTGGTCTGTCTCAGGCCACAGAGTCTTCCAGTTTTTGGGCTTATCGTCAAACTGTAAGACGGCTGGCATAGCGCAGTAGGTAAAGGGGCTCTTGCCCCCAGTCCATTGTCCGCCATCTCTAATCATCTTGTAGAGGTCTACAGATGCAACACGCGTCCCTACGATGATGAGTTTACCGTGTCGTCCTAGACGAGTAATAACTTCTTTTTGAAGCCACTCGATTTGCTTTTCCCATTCATGGGCATTGGACCCCATCACCACGTCATCTAGAATAATCAGGTCAGCACGTGCTCCATAAATCTGGGAACCAAAGCCCAGGGCTTGAACCGTAGGGTCCTTTTCGCCAGAGTCTCGACCTGTACCTAGATAAATCATATCGGCAGACCATTGTGTAGCATCTGCCTTATACCCACCATTAGGACCGAAGGTCGCTTGAAGTTTAGTGTAGCCAGGGTGGGATAATCGGGTCTTAATAGCACCCAAAAATTTGCGAGCCATACCCTGCGTTTTAGAAACGATAATCACTCGTGTGTTAGGGTTGGTCACAATCTTGTAGGTCACGTAGTTAGTCGTGATAGTGGTAGACTTGGCGTGCTCGGGTGGCACGTTGATGAGGACACGGTTAGGGTCGCCTAGTTCGTAAGTCATACCAGGGGGTAGCCATCGGGGTGTATTGCCTTCAATAAGGTCAATCCAGTCCAACTGATGGTTAAAGAGTCTAGAGCCTAGGAAGGTTTCGGAGAACTCCGCAAAGGGCATATCCTTCATCTCGGCTAAATCAGCCTTGATGCCTTTACCCGCAAGGCGGGCTTTATCGGATGCCTCTTTGAACTCTGGGTTTTGCATCGTCCATT